ATGCTTACCAATGACCTCATGGCGGCGCAGCGCGACCGCGAAGACACCTCGATCGCCAAGGGCGTGGAGCGCTTCCAGGCCCAACAGCTCCGCAAGGCACAGACGGACGGCCTAGAGGCCACGGATAGCGTCTCGAAGATGCTGAGGGGCGCCACGCCCATCGTCGGCGAGGGGCTCCGCAAGTGGCTCGACGCCCGCCGGGCTGAGAAGGGCCGCAAGCCCGTCGCGTTCAAGCCGATCGAGCTGATCGACATCGACAAGCTCGCGCTGATCGGCACCTCCGCGGTCTTCCACGAGCTGGCGAACGGCGGGGCCGTGGCGGCCATCACGCACCAAATTGGCCGTCTGGCCCAGGTGGAGCTTGAGGCCGACGCCATGCTCACGAAGGACAAGAAGCGGGCGAAGGCGCTGAAGGCGCTGGTAGAGAAGGGGGCGTCGGAGAGGACGCTGGAGGATCGCCATGCGGACCTTGCGGCGGACCTTGGCGTCGACCTGGGCTGGACCGGGCACACTCGGGTCCTTGTCGGCCAAGCGGTCCTGGGGGTCATCCTGATCGACCTCAAGGACGTCTTTGTCCAAACCCGCATCCACACCAAGGGGCCGAAGGGCGCCCACACGATCCCGGCGATCGAGCTGACCCCAGAGGCCGTCGCGGTCCTCTTGGAGATGGAGGACATCGCCGCCTTCATGCGTCCGCTCTACACGCCCATGATTGCCCCGCCGCGGCCATGGACCACCATGAACACCGGGGCCTATCTGGACCTCCGGGTCTCGAAGACCGTGCCGCTCGTGAAGACGTTCAGCGGCGAGCACCGCCGATTGATCCGTGAGGCCCTGAAGGCCGGCGAGATGCAAGAGGTCCTCGACGCGGTCAACGCGATCCAGGGCACCCGCTTTGCGATCGACAAGGACATCCTCCGCCTCATCCGCTGGGCTGTGGAAGAGGAGCACCAGCCGGGCTCCAAGTTCCCCATGGCGACCGCAAAGGCCCCGAAGGTTCCGGAGAAGGTGGGGGCGGTGGAGTGGGCCTCGTGGTCCCAGGAGCGCCGGACGGCCGTGTCGCGCGAGCGGACTGCCAAGGCCATCCTCAGGAAGTCGAACAACCGAGCCCACATCACCCTCTCCGGCGACGTCGCTATGGCTGAGGAGCTGGCCGTGGCGGAAGCCTTCTACGTGCCTCACAACCTCGACTTCCGCGGCCGGGTCTACGCCGTGCCCCACTTCAACCATCAGCGGTCGGACTACATGAAGGCGCTCTTCCGCTTCGCCGATACGGTGCCCCTCGGCGAGCACGGTGGCGACTGGCTCCGAATCCACCTCGCCAACTGCGGCGACTTCGAGAAAATGTCGAAGAAGCCCTTTGCCGATCGGATCGCCTGGGTCGAAGCCAACGCTGTCCAGATCATCGCCACCGGCCGCAACCCCGAGGCCTTCGTGGATTACTGGTCGTCAGCCGATAGCCCGTTCTGTTTCCTCCAGGCCTGCATGGAATACGCGGCGTGGGATGCCAGCGGATACTCCCCGGACTTCGGCTCCTCGATCGCCATTGCGGCCGATGGGTCCTGCTCGGGCCTCCAGCACTATTCGGCCCTAACGCGCTCGGCGATGGAGGCGCACCACGTCAATCTCGTCTCGCGCGACACGGTGGGCGACATCTACCAGATTACCGCCGACGAAGCGGTCCCGTCGCTTCAGGCGTCCGTCCTCAAGGCCCAGTCGTACGATGAGGGCTCGAAGGAACGTCGGGAGGGCGAGCTGTGCCAAATCGTCCTCGACCAGGGCTTCGGGCGAGGCGAGGTGAAGCGCAACGTGATGACCTATTTCTACGGGAGCGGGAAGTTCGGGATGCGCGACCAGCACATGGAGGACACGATGCGGCCGATCGCCGACGAGGTCGCCATGGGGAAGCGTGAGGCCCATCCGTACGCGGTGCTGACTGAGCGGACCAACAAGGACACCGGCGAGGCCCGCTGGGAGCTGGACGGCGGCTATAGCTGCGCCCAGGTCATGGCGGCCCACACGTACGCCGCGGTCGTCAAGGTGGCGCCCATGGCAGACGACGCCGCCAACTGGATACAGTCCGTTGCGGCCCTCCTCGCCCACGAGGGCCTATCGATGATCTGGCGGACCCAGACGGGGCTCCCGGTCGTCCAGCGCTATAGTGAGTACGTGTCGAAGGCCGTAAACCTCTGGCTGTTCGACAAGTCCATCAAGGTCCCGAGCGGCAACGACAAGGTCGACGCTGAGGGCAATGCGCTCGCCCGCATCCAGCTCCTCATCCGCGAGGCGCCGACTAAGCGCGTCGAGAAGAAGCGGATGCGCTCCGCCGCTTCCCCGAACGTCATTCACTCCATGGATGGCGCCCATCTCCAGCGCTCCGTTGCGATGGCCAAGGCGGCCGGCATCGATCACTTCCTTATGATCCACGACTCGTTCGGGGCCCACGCGGGACACATGGCTACCTTCTCGGCCGTCATCCGCGAGGCGTTCATCTCGTGCTATGCCGATTACTGCCCGCTGGCCGAGCTGGACCGCTACGCGCGTTCGGTCCTGTCGGATGAGGGACAGGAGAAGCTCCCTGCGATCCCGGCGAAAGGGGACCTTGACCTCGACCTCATTCGAGGGAGTCTCTACGCCTTCGCATAGGTGCGATATTCGCCATCTGTGGAGCATTAGTGCTGACTATTGCACAACCCCTTTAAGTGCCCCTCGGTCCCTCGCGGTCCGGGGGGTTCTCCTTTTCAGGGCCTTGAGCGTCGTTTTTTACACGATTGGCAAACGTCGCCGATCGTCACATACATTCCAAGAGTTTCTCTACCCACCATGGCAAAATCGCCACGTATCAAGGCCACTGTCGGCCCCTTCGTCTTCGCCTATCCGCACCTCACGGCGCCGGACACCGAAGGCAAGTTCGCCGATAACAAGTACAAGGTCGACGGCATCGGCGCCCCGACCTCCGACGCGATGAAGCGCGCTAAGGTCGTCATCGCAGACGCCCTCAAGCAGCTCGGCGCCCCCAAGAACGCCAATCTCCCGCTGAAGCAGGAGACCTCGAAGAACGATGCGGGCAAGCGGGAGCCGACCGGCAACCTCATGTTCCGTACGAAGTCGCAGTTCGCCCCGGCGATTGTCGACGCTTCGGGCAAGCCGATCCCGGACAAGGTCCTCAAGAACCTCACGATCGGCGCCGGCTCGGAAGGCCTGCTCCAGGGCTATTTCAGCTCCTACGAGCTGACCGTCACCGAGCGCGATGCGGACGGCAACAAGATCACGACCAAGGAACCCGGCGTGTCGTTCACGCTCACGGGCGTCCAGCTCATCAAGCTCGTCAAGGGCGGCAAGGGCACGGCGGACTTCGCTGCCTTCGAGGGCGGCGGCTTCAGCATCGACGACGAAGACAACGGCGACGCAAGCGACCTGGGCCTCGACCTGGACGATGCGGACGACAGCTCGGCGGCCGATGAGGGTGATGGTGGCATCCTCGACATTTAAGGGTCGAGTGAAGCTGCACGGCCGATCAGGCCTCGAAGACAAGACGATGGCCCACCTCGACACGCTCGGGGTGGCCTATCGCTACGAGGAGGTGCGGGTCTCCTACGAGAAACCCGCCAGCTCCCACCGCTACACCCCGGACTTCATCCTGGAAAACGGCATCATCGTCGAGACCAAGGGCCTCTTCGATACCGCCGATCGCCAGAAGCATGAGCTGATCCGCAAGCAGCACCCCCAGCTCGACATCCGCTTCGTCTTCTCCCGCTCGGCCTCGCCGATCCGGAAGGGCTCGAAGACCACCTACGGCGCCTGGTGCGCGAAGCTCGGCATCCCGTTCGCCGACAAGACCATCCCGCAATCGTGGATCGACGAACCCAACGATCCCTCCCGCCACACGGCTCTCGAAGCCGCCTCAGCATAGCCGCGCCCTGAAGGGCCTCGCGGTCCCGAAAGGACGACTATGACACCCGATGAAAAGCTCAACGACGAAATCCTCCGGGCTGAGCTGCGCCGCGACGAGGGCTGGGTCGTCAACAAGACCTACCGCTGCACCGAGGGGAAGCTCTCGGCCGGCTGTGGGCGCAACCTCGACGACGTAGGCATCCTCCCGTCCGAGACGGCGCTACTCGGCATCACGACGGCCGACGCCCGCAAGAAGGGCGTAACGGACCGGCAGGCCACCATCCTGCTCGACAACGACATCCAGCGCTCGAAGGCCGACCTGGACCGGGTGCTCCCGTGGTGGCGTACTCTCGACTTGGTCCGCCAGCGCGTCCTCATCAACATGTGCTTCAACATGGGGATCGGAAACGGGGCCAAGGGCCTCTCCTCGTTCCGCAACACCCTCCGGTACATCCGCGAGGGCAACTACGGCCACGCGGCCGACAACATGCTCGCCTCGAAGTGGGCCGGCCAAGTCGGTGCCCGCGCCAAGCGCCTCGCCGACCTCATGCGCCTCGGCCCCAAGAAACTCTGAAAGGACCTGAAGCTATGCCGAAGTACCGTCACATCACGCCCCGCGCCAAGCAGCTCCTGGACTATCTCCAGACGACCGGCGAGGTCTCCAGCCGCGAAGCCATGATCGACCTCGACATGTGCGGCGGGTCGCTCACCCGCCGCGTTACCGAGCTTCGCGATGCGGGCTACGACATCGCCGCCGAGGCCAAACAGCACCCCGTCACCGGGCGGCGCTACACCCGCTACCATTATCAGGTCGCCGCCTAATGGCCGCTGCCAAACACACGGCACCCGTCGTCACTGCAACGCCCCTCCAGGTCCTGGAAGGCGCCGTGGAGGCACTGGTGTCCGCTTCCCTGCCGATCGCTGACGTCAATCAGCTCGACGTAGGGAACTACCGTCTCCAGTTCGCTGGGGGCGTGTTGCTCTCGATGAGCCACAAATGATCCCAGAGGGGGCCGACCGTTACCGTAAGGAATAGTTGGCCCCCTTTTGTTTTCACCTATCAGCGATACTCGGGGTGGATACGTGCATCTACGACAGTGATAAGATCGTCGACCGACAGATAGCCACCGAAGCCCTTCCCGCGAACGCTCTTGTAGGCATCGATCATACGCTCGTGCATCTCCGTGTCCGGCGTGTGGGAGTCAAACTCTCGGCCCTGGAACTCCGTCCAGCTATCGAGGTCCTCAACCAACGTCCGTGCGATGGACGGATATTCGGTGTGTCCGTCGAAGCCACCAAACTTCGGGGCCCGACCATGTGCGCCCTCGGCGTTCCGGACCTTTTCTTGGTCCTCCGGCGGAAGCTGTGCGTAGCTGTCCTCAACGATGCGCCACATATCTAGGGCGTCCTGCACAAAGCTGATGTCCGCTTCATCCCGCTCTCCGCCGCCAAAGATGCCCGGATACTCACGTTCAATAGCCCAGAAGTCGCTATCGACGTGCTTCCGGATGAATGCAGGATCAACGGAGTCTTCAATATTCAAATGCTCGTGGATGTCAGCAAGCATCGTAATGATGAGCTTCTCGCCTTTCGACAATGTCATACGTCCTCCTGTTTGTTGTAGCAGCCAGATAGGAACGCCGCCTCGCTTCTCCAACACCGGGTTTCCGGTGGCCCCAGCGGGCTTTTCCCTTTCATCGCTGGGGCTTCCCGAACCTCGTTAGTAGCTACGCTTGCTCGACCAGGACGGTGCCTTGGGCTGGTACGGGTCAACCGTACCTTCCTTGCCATTGTACGGGTTGACGTTCCCCCTCGTGGACCAATTGTCACTGGTCGTGGTGTTCGGCGTCGTCCGAACATGCGGTGCAACGTAGGTTCCGTCCTTCCGTACATAGCCATCTACGCGAGTAGTGCGCTGCGCAATCGCAGACGAAGCACCCAGGGCGATTAGTGCCGCGGTGACAATTAGCTTCTTCAAGACTGTTCTCCTGTTGCGACTTCGACTCCCGAACCGCGGCAACATCCTGAAGAGCCTTCGTTAAGACCTTCACACTCATCTATCGTTAACGGAGACCTCATGGATCGCGAACGCGATACCAGCGCCTTCCTGCGCCACGAGTCCTGTCCGTCCTGTGGTTCCCGCGACAACCTCGCCCGCTACGCCTCCGGGCGCGGCTGGTGCCACGGGTGCGGCCACTTCGAGCCCCCGGACGGCTCCACCTACACACCATCGACCCCAAGGCCCCCACGCTTGTTCAATCCCATCGAAGGCGAAGTCCGCCCGATCGCCAGCTCCTATGGCATCGACGAGAAGACTTGCCGCGCCCTCGGCATCAAGATCGTCCCCTACGCCTGCCGAGACCCGGACGGCGACCTCATGCCCCGGAAGAACTGCCTGTCGTTCGACTACCAGTCGCCGAAGGGCGGCCTCTGGGGCCAGAAAATCCGCTACAAGATCAGCGAGGACGAAAAGACCTTCTCGTTCCCGCACGCTGACGGAAAGCCCCCGCTGTGGCTCCAGCACCTCTGGGGCGCTGGCTGCGACACCCGCAACCTTGTCGTCTGGGAAGGGGAGGGCGATTGCGCCGCCTACTACCAGGTGACGGGCGGCAAGTACCCGACCGTCTCGATCCCGACCGGCGCCAAGGGGTGCGAGAGCGTCCTCCGGGACCACTACGAGTTCCTCGCCCGGTTCGATAAGGTCGTCATCGTCTTCGACGGCGACCCGACCGGCCGCGAATGGGCCCAGAAGGCCGCTGCGATCCTGCCGCCCGGCAAGGCGTACATCGGCGAGGTCCAAGGGCACAAAGACGCCCGAACGGCCCTTATGGCCGGCGACACCAAGGCCATCACGGGCGCCTTCTTCAACGCCGAGGCCTACAAGCCCGATGGCATCTTCCGAGTCCGCGACTTGGTCGAGGAGGCCCGCAAGCCTGTCGTCATGGGGATGCCTTGGTGGAGCCCCACGCTGACGAAGTGGACCTTCGGGCGCCGTCCGGGCGAGCTGTACACCCTCGGCGCCGGTAACTCGATCGGCAAGACCGATTGGACCACTCAGTCCATCAGCTACGACGCGCTCGTCTTGGGCGTGATGACCGCGGTTATCTACCTGGAACAGCCGCCCGTAGAGACGCTCAAGCGCCTAGCGGGCAAGTTCGCCGGCAAGCCCTTCCACATCCCCATGGAAGCGCTGGAGGGCGACGATCGCTACACCCAAGAGGAGCTGGACGCCGCGCTCGACGCGCTGGAGTCCTCGCCCAACCTCATCTTCGCCGGCAACTTCGCGTCCACTGACTGGGCCGACGTGGCCGACAAGATCAGATACCTCGTGATCGCCGAGGGCGTCCGCGTGGTCTACCTCGACAACCTCACGGCCCTTGTGGACGAGAGCAACGAGCGCGCCTCGGTCGAGAAGATCATCAAAGAGATGGCGCTCCTCTGCCAAGAGCTACAGATCAACATCATCCTCCTGTGCCACCTCGCCACTCCGGACGGGAAAAGCCACGAGGAGGGCGGCCACGTCAGCCTCAAGCACTTCAAGGGCTCACGGGCCATGGGTGCCTGGCCGCACTACGCCTTCGGCCTGGAGCGCAACACGCAAGCCGAGGACCCCGCGATGCGGAACTACTCGACCTTTCGTTGCGTGAAGGACCGCTACACCGGCCGCGCGAACGGCAACACCATGTGCCTCCACTTCGAGCGCCAGACCGGCCAGCTCGTCGAGTGTGACTTCCCCGTCACCGACGAGGGCGGCGCGAACTTTGAGCCCTACACGGGCACCGACTTCTAAGGTCCCACCATCATGCAAATCCCCGCCGCCTACGCGGCTACCCTCGCGGCTGTCCGCGGGGTGTTTCCTGGCGCCCTCATCGCAGGGGGAGCACTCCGCGACCTCGACAACGGGCGGCCCGTTAAGGACATCGACGTCACCATCCCTAGCTGGGGCGGAGACTTCGCCTCGTTCCGCAAGGCCGCCGCGCCCCTGATCCCAGCCGGCACCATCACCAAGCACTGCAACGCCTCCTACGGCTGGCAGGATGAGTGCCTCGGGTACATCGACATCCCCAGTGTCGACGGCCTGCCTGTTCAGCTCATCGCGCTCACCACCGGGCCGGAAAGCCTATTGCATCGCCTCGACTTCGGCATCTGCCGCATCGGCTACGATGGTGTCGAGGTTATCAAGACGGACGAATACCTCGCCGACCAGGCTACCCAGTCCTTCACGCTCCTTCGGGCCGACGACAGCGCCCAGCGCGATCGGAGCATTCGACGCTTCGAGCGCCTCAGCGAGAAGTACCCCGGCTGGAAGCTGGTCGATCCGGACGCGGAGCCCTTCGTCCTCAACTGACTCCATCCGGCCCATGAGGCCCCAAGGACACCCATGAAACACGCTGCAATCGTACGGCGGGAAGCACCCAGCTTTCCCGTCTCGATCTTCATTGCCGGAAGCGCTTCTCGCGCTGACGATGCCTGCCGCCGCTATTGCTTCGAGCATGGCCTTTGCGTCACCGTGGCGCCCTGCGATTACGTCTACACGGGAGGCGCGGAGGCGGGCGTGGTCGTCGGCCTCATCAATTACCCCCGGTTCCCCAAGGAGCCCGAGGCCCTCATCGCTCAGGCGGATGACCTCGCGGTCTACCTCATGGACGAGCTGTGCCAGGGGTCGTGTACGGTCCAGAGCCCACGAGGCACCGTCTGGATGAGCCGCCGTGGCGACTGAGGGAACCCGCTACACCATGTTCAGCGCGGGCCAGGGCTCATTCCGCGCCGCTAAGATCGACCAGCTCCTCCATCCCGAGGCCTCCCACCGACTGGTCTTCACCGACGTGCTCTATGAGGACGCTGACGCCTACCGTTTCCTGATCGAGGCCGCCGCGAATATCTATGGTCGTAGCGTCCCCTGGGTGCCGGCGGCGGAGGACTTCCCGGACTACCGGGTCGATGCCTCGGTTCCGATCGAAGACTATGCGGGCAACCCGGACTGGCGCCGGTTTCTCTCCCAACTGAAAGACCGGGCGGCCGAGACGTTGCCCGAGCTTATCTGGCTGGTGGAGGGGCGTGATCCTTGGGAGACGTTCAGGGACGAGCGGTTCCTCGGCAACAGCCGGGTCGATCCGTGCTCCAAGTTCGGCAAGCGCGAGACTCTCGACCGGTGGCGTAAGGCCAACTGTGATCCAGCGAACGACGTGTTCCTCGTCGGCATCGGCGAGCATGAGCGTCACCGTTTTGCTGGGGGCAGGGGCGCGGCCGGTATCCGGGCCCGCATGGCTGAGACCGGCTGGGCCTATGAGGCGCCGTTGATCGCGGCCGATGAGGCCATCAGCAACGCCGGGCCCCGAGCGCTCCCCAGCGGCGCACTCCGCATCCTCTACGACCCCCTAGAGGACTTGGGGCTCCGCACGCCGCGCCTCTACGGGTTGGGCTACGTCCACAACAACTGCGGAGGCTTCTGCGTTAAGGCGGGCCACGCTCATTACCAAAACCGCCTCAAAGTGCAGCCGGAACGCTTCGCCTATGACGCGATCATGGAAGAGAAGCTTCGTGTTTACCTCGGCGCTGACGTCTCCATGCTTACGGATCGTAGCGGCGGCCTAGGCAAGCGGCCGATGACGCTCGACGCCTTCGCGCGGCGGCTGATCGCTGATCCCGCCGCCAAATATGAATACGAGCCTGGGTCCAGCGGCTGCGGCTGCATGATTGACCCCGGCTGACCCTATCGCCTCCAGCGAGAGGCACCCAAGGACACCCTTTGAACACCAAGTACCGGCCGGCGCTCTACGCGAGCGTCCAGGCCCTAATGTCGCACGCCCTCAACAGGGACTTCGTCAGCGACATCGAGACCGATGGTCTCCTCGAAGCCGTTACCGTCATCCACAGCGCGGTCCTCATCGACGCCGAGACCGAGGAGGTCTGGGACTTCGAGCCCGCTGAGATACCCCTCTACCTCCAGCTCTACGCCAAGATCGTCGCCGATGGCGGCCGTATCGTTGGCCACAACTTCATCGGCTACGACGCCGCGGTCATCGAGAAGCTCCACGGCATCCCGATCCCGCCGGCCGAGAACCTCGTCGACACCGTCTGTCTCGCCAAGCTCCTCTTCTCCGACATCAAGGCGTCTGACTTCCCGGCCGCAAAGGCCTGGAAGAGCTACAAGGCCAAGCTGGACGAGACGACGGCGCTGGGCTCGACCGTGCCCCCACCGGCCATGAAGGCCCCGCTGGAGTTTCCCGGCCAGTTCGTCGGGATGCACTCGCTAGAGGCTTGGGGCTACCGCCTCGGGTCCGAACGCAAGGGCGATTACTCGAAGGAAATGAAGGACCAGGGGCTCGACCCTTGGGCGTCGTGGAACCCCGCGATGCACGATTACATGATCCAGGACGGCCGAGTGAACCTCGCGCTCTTCCGGCACCTCATGTCCTTCGAGCCCTCGCCGCAATCCGTCCTCTTGGAGATGCGGGTCCAGCGGCTCTGTTCGAAGATCGAGCGCAACGGCTGGCCCTTCAACGTCAGCGAGGCCGAGCGGCTCTATCAGGACCTTACGGCCGAACGGGAGCGCCTGTCTCAGGACCTCCGCTCTCTGTTCCCGCCATGGGTCGTCCAGCTCGAAGACTTCATCCCGGCTCGCGACAACAAGACCAAGGGCTACGTCAAGGGCGTCCCAGTCCCGCGGTTCGAGACCATCGAGTTCAACCCGTCGTCACGGGATCACATCATTGACCGGCTGAAGAACAAGTACGGCTGGGTCCCGAGGGATGACGATTACACTGACGGCGGCAAGCCGAAGGTCGACGACGACATCCTCAAACGTCTTCCGTACCCCGAGGCCAAGGCGCTCGCGCGGTACTTCCTCATCCAAAAACGCATCGGTCAGCTCGGCGAAGGCAATCAAGCCTGGCTTCGCGTCGTCAGCAAAGAAGGGAAGATACATGGACGCTATAACACTAACGGCGCTTCGACGGGCCGAGCGACACACTACAATCCCAACATCTCCCAGGTCCCCTCTGTGGGTGCGGAATATGGACGGGACTGTCGAGCGCTGTTCACCGTCCCTCGCGGCTGGCGCCAGATAGGTGCCGACCAGGCAGGCCTTGAGCTACGCTGCCTGGGATCGTTCATCGCTGCCTTCGACGGTGGCAAATACATCGAGGTCGTCCTCAACGGCGACATCCACTGGGAGAACGCCAAGGCGCTCTTCGGTCTTCCCGACGACACCGTCCGGGACGACGAGAACCCCCAGCACAAGAAGATGCGGAACGTCGCCAAGACGTTCATCTACGCCTTCCTCTATGGGGCAGGGGACGCCAAGCTCGGGTCGATCGTCGGCAAGGGCCGCGTGGCCGGGGCCAAACTCCGCGCCCGGTTCCTCACCAAGTTCCCCGCGCTCAAGAAGCTCATTGCTGCCGTCCAGTCGGCCGCGAAGAAGGGGTGGCTGAAGGGCCTCGACGGCCGGAAGCTCCCGGTCCGCTCGGAGCACTCCGCCCTCAATACGCTCCTGCAATCGGCAGGCGCGATCATCTGCAAACAATGGATCGCCGACGCTGAGCAAGCGCTCGTCGATGCCGGCCTCAAACATGGCTGGGACGGCGACTTTGCCATTCTCGGCTGGGTCCATGATGAGCTTCAGGTCGCCTGCCGGGCAGGTCTGGAGGATCAAATCGCGGCTATCCTCGTCGAGACTGCACGGCGGGCGGGCGACCCGTTCCCATCGTGGCGCTGTCCGACCGATGGGGATGCCAAGATCGGCGCCAACTGGGCCGAGTGCCACTGATGGGCCCCAAACCCATGCGCTTCGTCGAGATGGACGGGGGATGCCTTGTTTGCGTCTCCCACCGCCTCAACCACGATGGCTACCTCCGCAAGGCGTGGGGCTCTCCGCGCAACGGCAATGCCGTCCTGGAGATGTTCCACCGCTTCATCTTTCGAGCCCTCAACGACCTGGAGGCCATCCCTGATGGATACGAGGTCGACCACCTCTGCTTCAATCGGGCGTGTTGCGCCCCCAGCCATCTGCGGATGCTCCTTGCGACAACGCATCGTATCGAGACGAACCAAACGCGCTGGGCTCGCAAAGCCGCCCCCATTTCCTGACGTCATCCTCCCGGTCCTTCAACGGGCCTGGGAGGCACCCTTTACCACTCGATCGGACTTCGCCCGAGCCCACACCGAGGAGGTCGCGATAGCGGCTTGCCTGGGGCTCATCACGGTCCGCCACGACCTGAACGACTGGGGCCGCGCTTGGAAGATCACTTCCGCCGGCCTTTCCATCTTGGAGACCATCGAATGACCCGCATTTCTCTGCCGCTCTACGCGGCCCACGACATCCACCTGGCCGCTACCGGCATCATCGACTTGCTCGTTGGTGAAATGAACCCGCTCAACGAGGAGGGGACCGATCAGGCCCTCGACGAAGCCATGGCCGAACGCGAGACCTTCAAGCGCCACATCGCCTTCCTCGGCGACCTTGCGGACGCTCGGGACCAAGCGATCGACGAGTTCATGGCGGAGCGTGCCGGCTTCAAGGCCCGCATCGCCCACCTCGAAGGCATCCAGGCCTCCCAGACCCGTGCGCTCACCACGCTCATGGAAGCCGCCGCACCGCCGCCGACCGTGTCCATCCTGGGCGCCGAGAACGCCAAGCTCCGCTCGGACGTGCGGGCCCTTGAGGACGCTACGATCCAGGCGGCCGGCTTCATCGACAGCCTCCGCTCGACCCTGAAGCGCCTCGGCGTCACCTTCGACACCGACGAGCTTGGGATGCCCCGCGTCTCGGTCAACGCCGACGAGCTTGCCTCGTGGGCCTATGAGACTCATCAGGCTCAGCGCACCGTCGCGCAGTCGTTCGACTGATGCTCGGCTGGCTTCGCCGGTTCGGTGGGGCCCTCAAGCACCTTCTGACCGGCAGGGACGGCCACACCTATGCGCCCTCAAGGGTCTATTGGTGCCTCGCGGCCGTCACCCAAATCGTCCTCTCGTTCTGGCACGTCATCGTCTTGGAGCGCGACTTCTCTTCGACAGACTTCGGCACCGGCATGGGGCTCGTCCTCACGGCGGGCGGCTTCGGTGTCTGGATTACGCAAAAGACTGAGCCGAAGTAGGCGCGAAGACTCAGCTAAGCCTTACGTTTCGCCGCCTCTACGTACATCTCGCCTATCTCCTTGGGATCGAAGCCGATCTTCCTAAGCATGTGACGGTTGAACATCTCGGCTAAGAGCAAGCCTCCCAGAATGCCGAGCAGGATCGAAGATACAGCAACAAACATTATATCCCAGGGAAAAGAGTCGTCGATCCCCTCGGGAAAATTGATTGTCACGCCTTTTTGACTTGCTCGCGCTGAGGGTCGCTCTCGTGATCCTGTTCGTATCCAGAAAGCGGTAATCTCGCCCTTCTTAAAAAGAGCATAGGTCAGAGTCAGTTTTCCAGACTCTAACTTCGTCTTTGGGCGTTCTGCATCGTCGAGCGCCACTACGTCGCCTGCGTCTATGAGGGGCGACCCGTCATTTCCGGTGATAGTAGCGGATACGTCTGCAAGGTCTTCATTTCCGGTGTTCATCAGCGTGACGAAGTGAAACCAGTGACTGCCGTCCTTTTTCGATAGGCTTTGCCGAACGGCGTCGGACACGAAAAAGGTGTTCATGTCTGTCACCGTTATCCGATGATCATTCGCATTAGCCCATCTCTGAATTGCCGGAGACAGCAAAGCGAGGAGCGCTCCGCCCACTACTGTCGTTAAAACGCCAAAGAAAAACTTTCCCACCGTCGTGCCCCTGAGCTTTTGTAGCTCTCATAGCGCGCTCGATCTGCGAGGTCTCGACTGAAAGTAACTTCAGACACCGTCCGGCACCCTGACGGCTCCTACCGCTACCGGCTCCACCACGGCGCCACCCTCCTCGTAACGTCCGGTCCATTCGCCTTCGAGAGCGATGCGCGACGCACGGGCCTCAACTTCGCCAGCGACCCCAAGGGCGTCCTAGACTTCTTCTCGCACTAATGACGCTTGATCCAATCCGCGATCGCCCAAGCGATCGAGCCGGCGGGAATGAGGAGGAGGACGGCCAGCGTATTGAGGAAGGAGTAGAACTTCGTGGTGTCAGAGGTCGCAAGCTCAAGCAGCTTTGCTCTCTCCGCGGGCGATAGTCCGGGCGCTTTCAATACCGCAATAATCGCGTCCGAGGGCGGCGATCCCGCAAAGGCTCGCGTCAGTACCGCGCTCGCAATAGCGCCTATTATTGCCGATGCGAGGGGCACTGCTCCGTATAGAACTATCCGCTCGCGCCTACTCGCTTCCATGGTCTTCCCCTTTTAACTTTCACCCATAGGGACGGAGCTCTCGCTCGGCAATGGCGGCGAAGTCCCATCATTTGTCCCAGCCGGGACTTCTTCGACAAGGAATAACCTACATGACTACCTTCACCAGCTCGCGCCTGGGCGTCTTCGGCCGTCTGCTCGCCTTCCCGTTCATCGTTGCGGCCTATGCGGCACGTGCGGCCTCCGACGAGTTCCGTACTGAGTTCGGTGCCCTCAAGACCGACTTCGTCCCGGCGGTCCGCTACGTCGCCACCGGCAACCCGGAGAAGAGCCTCGTGGCCCATGCGGGCGACAAGGTCCTTTCGCTGCGTGATCGCATCCGTCTGGTCTTCGAGACCTACGCCGCGGACCGCCTCATCGCCCTGTTCCTCCTGCTTGCGATGCCGTTCCTCGCGTTCTACATGATCTGCATGATCCTGAAGGACGAGGACTTCTTCCCCGGCCTGTGGGCGGCCATCGTCGAGTGCTCGAAGGCGATCGTCACCGGCGACAAGATCATCTCGTAATGAGCTGGCTGACCCGAAAGCTCCTGGCGTACCTCGCCGGGGGCCTGGGGTTGGCCCTCATCGCTGCCGCTTCGTTCGGCTGGCTCCAAACGGACCGGCTCAACGCGGCGAAGGGCACCATCACGTCCCTCAAGGGCGAGGTGTCGCTCCTAGTCCAGCGCGTGAAGACCGACGCCCAGCTCATCGCCACTCGCGACCAGCTCATAGGCACCCAGAACCAGGCGGTCGTTGCGATGCAGCAAGCCGCCGACGCGGACCGTGAGGCCTATCAGGCCCGCATCGCCGCCGCTGAGAAGCTCGCCAAGGTCCAGAAGGACCGCGCCGCCGACATCATGTCCCGCCAAGCCTCCACTCAAGACGAGCTGGAGCGCTCGCGGGAAGCACTGCGCCTCATCCAGGAGATGGTGGGCGTCGATACGGGCTCACTTAAGGCGGAGTAACGCGAGTGCTACGGCAGCCGAGAAGAGTCCGCAGGAAGCTATCTGAAGAATGGCGGACATTCTCGGCCACCATAAAAGCGGTATCTTCTTGAAAGGCGATTTAAAGATCGTCGGTTTCGAGGCCCAATGAACCCGCAACAGGACCATTAGTCCAGCGCAGCCCAAACCAGAGAAGAAAAGCCAAGCCGATGGAAAGAGGGCTGCTCTCGTCTTCTCGTTGCTAACGAACGCGGACGCAGTGGCCAAAAGACCGCCCCCGTTCCCGATCGCCATGTAGTCGATCCACTTGCGCCCCCAGTATCGGAGGGCCTCGGCTGATCGTTCCTCAAGTGTCTCCGCCATCATCCCCCCAAGCGTCGTCTTTGTCGAAGGGGGAAATACAGGATATCGCCGTGTTCATCAAACCACCCTTCAAGGCCCCTCCAGGCGCCGAAGAGACCTTCGAGGTCCGCTACTCCAAGGGCCGCAAGCCCTTCGCGACCCGCAAAGACGCCGACCAGTTCGCCAAGGATCAAAGGGCCCTTGCGGACGGCTGGGCCGAGGTCTCTCAGGTCATCAAGATCGTCGTGGACCGCAAGTCGTGAGCGGCCTCAGCATCCTCGCCGAGGTACGCCACGAGGCCTACCGCGACGGCTGGAACCAAGCGTCCATGATCGCCCACGACGACGCCTTCGAGCGCGGCCGGCAACTCGCGGAACAGGACGCCCCCAAGCGTCTCCGCTGGTTCCTTTTCGGCCTGCTCGTGGCCTCTCTCATCGGAGCCCTGTTCACATGACGATCGCCCGCATCACGGTCCCCGCCGCATGGGGACCCACGCATACCCGCCGCGCCGAGATTGCCGAGTTCAAGCTCGGTCCTGGGCCTTGTGGCCTAACGGTCACGTCGATCGACGCTCAGCTCTCCGAAGGTTGCCTCTCGATCATCCAGCTCCACAGCGACGGCCCGGCCAAGCACTTCATCTACCCGCTGAGCCAGCTCACGGGCCGCATCGAAGCGGAGATGGCATGATCCGGCTCCACCCCATCCTCCGCCGCTGGAAGGCCCTCGGGTGGCTATTCGCTACCCCGCTGGCCCTCGCTGCCTGCTCCACGACCCCAAAGCCCCTCGTGCCTGATACGCCCCCACAGGCCGTCCAGGTCCTCGTCCCGATCGCCAAGCCCTGCAAGGTCGAGAAGGTCGATCCGTCGCCACTTGTCACCGACAAGATGGGGGCAGGGGACGACCTGTACGAGGCGGTCAAGCGGGTCCTTGCGGACCGAGCGATCCTCATGGCCGACCGCACGAAGCTCGTGGCCGCGAACAGCAACCCGTGCCCGGTGCCGAAGCCATGAACCGCAACCGTCTCGCCATCGCCGTTGCGGAAGCCGAGCGCTTCCTCAGCCGCGTTAAGGACCTGCCGGACCCGCGGCCCTATCAGTGTCTCGGCCGTACCTTCATGGACGACAACTCCCCACGCGAAAGCGGAGCGATCCGTCGTGCCAGCATGGACCTCACGCGCGCCCTAGCGGACCTCCGGAAGCCGGGATGACCCGCGAGGAGCGCCTACAGGGCCTCCGCGACCTCGAAGCACTCGACATCACCAAAGTTCCGTTGCGCCGCCTGGAGGTGGCGTGGCTGGACGCTACGTGCCTGTACGAGGCTCTCGACGCGGGCATCATGTCCGATGGGCTGTGGGATCGTCTCACCAAGCACCTCTTTGTCCGCCGGACCCGGCTCTCTCCCTACTTCCGCCACGCGGTCCCCATGGCCTGCCTTCAGGGCTCCACGGGCTCAGGGATCGACTGGTCCCGCGGCATCCCCAACCTCGCATTTGAGGCTCTTCGCGAGCCCTGAGAACGCATGACCAAGCAACTCCTGATCGACGCCGACTTCACCCTCTTCCAGGCCTGTTCGGCGGTGGAGCGGGAGTCGGTCTTCACCAACGAGGCGGGCTCCCCCGTCCACATCCTCAACTCCAGCTTCGATGAGGCGCTCGCGACCTTCAAGCGGAGCGTCCAGGGCTACATGGCCGACCTATGGGCCACCGAGGCCGTGCTGGTCTTCTCCGGCCCCAACAACTTCCGCAAGGAAGTCTGGACGGACTACAAGGCCAACCGGAAGGCCACCCGCAAGCCGCTGTGCTACTGGGCCGTCATCGATCACCTCCGGGCCGATGGCGAGTACCGTGTCGTCTCCGAGGATTGCCTCGAAGGTGACGATTACATCGGCATCTTGGCCACCCGGCCCAGCTCGGCGGATCGCATCATCGTGTCCGACGACAAGGACATGCAGACCCTTCCGAACGTGAAGCTCTTCCGTATGGGAAAGCTGATGACCACGACGGTCGAGAGCGCCGACGAGTTCTGGCTCTACCAGACGCTCATGGGCGACAGCACGGACGGCTATAAGGGCTGTCCGGGCATCGGGCCCGTTGCGGCCAAGAAGGTCCTGGAGCGCCCAGGCGACCCGTGGGTCAACATCGTCGCCGCCTACGAAGAGGCCTTCCGCAAGGACAAGGACCCCGAGCACCTGAAGTTCCTCGGCCGATCGCCTGAGGAGCTGGCGCTCTTGAACGCGCGGCTCGCCCGCATCCTCCGCCACACAGACTGGGACGGCGCCGCACGGCGGCCGATCCTTTGGAGCCCTGACGCATGACCAGACTGTATCTCGACCTCGACGGCGTCATGGCCGACTTCGACGCTCACTTCCCGGCACTGTTCGGTGTCGACCATCGCGACCTCCTCGACGATGACATGTGGGCGCACATCAATTCGGCCCCGTCGTACTTTCGCGACATGCCGATGTGCCCCGGCGCCGCTGAGTTCTTCGAGTTCGTGCGGCACCTTCATCCGATCGTCCTGACTGCCTGCCCGCGGTCGGACTATGCGAACGTCGCGAACCAGAAGCGCGCTTGGGTGCGCGAGCACCTGTCGCCGGACCTCACAGTTCTCCCGGTCATGGGTGGGCGCCACAAGGCGCTCTTCATGCACCAAGCCGGTGACATCCTCATCGACGACTTCGACCGCAACTGTGACGTCTGGGACGCTGCCGGCGGCCGAGCGATCCGACACCGGAGCTTCGCCGAGACGATGCCCCAGCTCCTCGACGCCCTGAGGTGCTTCCATGCGCCCCAGTAGCCTCGCCATCGACCTCGAAGACACGGCCGCCACCATGCGCCGCGCCGTCAGCACCTTCCAGGAGCTGGGAGGCCCAGTCGAGGTCCCGTGGCCTCATGGTGACGGCACCAAGGTCCTCCACATGCTGACCTACGACGACATAATCGCGGACGCCGAAGCGCTCGAACACGACGCCGACAAACTCCGCTCCCTCTACAGCGAGAACCCCAAATGGAAGAACTGAACACGACCCAATCGGTCGAAGTGATCGAACAGGACCGTTTCGACACCCTCACCGTGGTCGACATGGGCGAGGCCATCTCGCTCTCTCAGGTCGCTGAGGACGGCAAGCTCGAAACGGTCGTCATCGGCACCGATCAGGCCGAGAAGCTCGTGCGGCTCCTGATGAAGGTGCTCGGCTGATGATCGACGTAACGCTCCCCTTGGAGCTGGCAGATGGCACGCCTGTGCTTACGGCTCGTCTGAAGGAAAGTGGCCGGATCGCAGTCGACCTCCCGTACGGGACTCGGCAGCGCTTCGGGGATTACGCGATGGATGGAGGAACGATGTTCTATGCGTCGGGGGCTCCTGTGTACGCTGATCGCCTTCCTCACCTCCGGAACGTCGCCCAGCCGGCCCCCGAGACCCTCGCGGACGCCCGCGCGGCCTTCTACGGCGCCGAGGCGCTCAACGTCCTCTCGCTGCCCGACGACGACGCAAAGCGCGGTGAGTACCCGATGGCCGATGGGCTCCTCGACTACTTCCCCAACGCGCTTGCGGAGGTGTCGAAGGTCTCGAAGATCGGCAACGATCAGCACAACCCCGGCGAACCCATGAACTGGGCGCGGGACAAGTCGACCGATCACGCCAACAAGATCATGCGGCACCTCGTGGACCGAGGGCGCTTCGACGGCCGCGGCGTTCGCCATACCGCGCGACTCGCTTGGCGGGCCCTGGCGATGCTTCAGACCGAGTTGGAACAGGAGGAAGGCTTCCCGCAATCCCGTCGATCGACAGGGCAGGCGCCCCTTCAGGCCAACGCATAAATCTCTCGCCCCCGGCGTTCCCATGGAACCTCAGGGGCGTTTTTTCGTCTGGCCACCGAACAAGTGTTGAGCCTCGCTACCCTTGAGGCCATAGAGCGCATAGTGATCCTAACACATGCACCGGGTCCACTCGTCCTCTGCCTGAGGCGAGACGGTGTCCGTGGGACGGGTCGCTAGGCGCATAGAAAAGGGGCCCGGATTGCAGCCCGGACCCCTCTACGTGTGTCACCCTGGGGGTGCTGGTTTGGTTACGAGCCCGCCAGCATCCCCTTTAGCGTTTCAGAGCTCTTAGCCCCCCTGTGAGCGATCAGCCGCTCCAAATCTGCCGGCATCAGCACCACCGTTTGGACCTCATCGTCCACCGTCTGGAAGAGGACGAACACCCCGTCCCCCATGTGCTCGGCTTCGCCATCTGCGAGGTTAATCCTATCCTGTTCCATTGTTCTGCCTGATGTTGCGGCAGTTCGATAAGCTCTTGCAGCGAGCATCTCGACCGCCAGTTGCACTGGTCCGGAGACCGCTTGGTCCTTTTTGTTCTCCCAACGGCGAATGGTCCGTTCCGCCGTCTCCGCACCTCCTAGTCTCAGAGCCTCACCGAGTTCCGCCTGGGTCATCCCCAGTTGCAGCCGGACCCGTTGCAGCTCTTCCCCTAGCATGGGGCGGACGTATTGTCCTGATGCGTTTTCCTCGATAGCCATCCTCCTAGCACTCGGCTTGTGAACAGAATGAGAACAAACCTGGAACATGTGAGACCCCCATTGCGCCACCCGCCGTCGTGCTCCGGGTCATAAACCCCCGGATAACCGTCAGTTGTCGCGATCGATCCAACATTGCAAGCCCGCTCCGGTCCATGTTCCGTTCCGTTAACTCTCTTTCAGGCACTTGCAGGACGATTTGTCCTGTTAGTGTCTTTAGCGTCACAGCGAGAGATCCATCGGTCGGACAGGTTGGACATGTCTCGCTGTGTGTCCCTAGGGTGGCCATGCCGCGTCGGCTGTCAAGATTCGTGCGCCGCCGGTGGCCGCTAGGTTAGACAGAATGCGAAGGGGCAAATGGGATCATACGGGATCATTGAGCATCATTGAGGATCAGATCGGACTCGCACCCGGCCTCAAAAATATTTTTCAGTCCGCCTGAAAGTCCTCGAAGTATCCGGTTCGGACGAGTCATTGCCGCGCATGAACCAGAGGTCGTAAGGTGCGTCGTCCCAGTTGAGGTAGTCGAGCATCTAGAGGAGGACGTGGAGCGCGATCAGCCGCGCAAAGCCCCCACAGCCGCTAAACGGGCCATGAGGGCCTATCCGCTCACTTCAGGATATCCGACAGCTCCAGCAGCTCCACCAAGCGGCGGGCCCAGTCAGCGGCCTTGTCGTCCTGCCCGTTCTGTTTGTACGCGATGGCCTTGGCGAGCGCCTGGGCCGTTGCGGTGCGATCGATGCTCATCAGGCTATTCCTTGTCGAAGTCGGTGATGCAGTTGAGGTAGATGACCGTGCGGCCGAACTTGCCGAAAGCGACGGTGAGGTCTGTGGCGATCGAATGGACCGCGATGCCCCCAGCGGCCGAGAAGGCCATGGCCGATATGAATGCCGCCACTAGCCGGCCCTCCGGACCAGATAGCGCCAGTCGCGCGTGTGGCCCGTGATGCAGGACCGATAGCCCAGGCGGCGGCCCTCCGGCTGGGTTTCGATGCGGCGGGCCGCGTTGGTGGCCTTGCGGGCCGTTGGGAACGAAGCAACCACCGCGTTCCCTTCGAGCTGGTCGATGACTTGGTAGGCCATCACTCAACCCCCGCCACCCAGCACACGCCGGTCATCGCCAAGGTCATGGTGCGCCAGAAGGCCAACGCGGGGAGGGTGCGGACGTCGAACGCCAGCGCTGCGATCGTCTTGCGGAACATCAGCGGCACTCCCCGATGACCCGAACGGCGAAGATGGAGAACCCGATGGCCCACAGGACCGCGAAGGCCGATGCGGCGTAGAAGTAATCGATATGGAGCATGATAAGACTTTCTGTAGATGTTCGTTGTTTGTGGAACGTTTAGGCAAGCAAAGGCCGACATGATCCCGTCAGGAACAAGTCCATTCGCTGCCAGATGGTGAAGCAGCCATCCAGGTCGCCGGCCTCGATCCGCTCGACCTCGGACTCCAATTCGGCAATCCACCCGGCCGGATCGTTCGCCACGGTCTCACCGGACTGGAGGCTGGCGATGAGGCGCCTCTCGGGCCCTGAGGCGTTGCGGCGAGCAGCCTGCATCTCCTCCGCTGAGGGCGTGAAGAGCTGGCCGTCCTTCAGGAACTGTGCGGGCATCGGGTCTTCTCCGGCAATGGCGTTTGTGGTAGCGGAGAGGCCCCTCCCGGTTCTTCTGCCGGTTCGGGGATGGCGCTAGAGCTTCTCTCGAAGGTCTAGGAGGGTGGCGGCCAGTTTGAGCCCTGCCGTCACCCAAACCGCCCAGCGGAATATCCGCCGTTTGGTCCGAAGACGCATCTGCGTCCCTCTCAGTTACCGGGAAGGAGCCCGGCGCTCACAGCAGCGATGTTCGCCGTCTGTGGAGCTTCTATGGACCTATCGTTCCTCGATCGTCAACCCTCCACAATCAGCAAATGTCGATTTATTTACGCGGCCTCGGTACGCCACGGCCAAAGGGATTGAGGAGCGGCTATGCGGGGCGTGAGGTACGTGTGGGGCTTGGCGGCGCTGATGGCCCTGACCGGGTGCGGAGAGGCCAAGTCGAAGATCGATGAGCGCGAAGGGCGCATCACGTACCTTGAGGAGCGCGTGGTCGCTCTCCAGTCCAAGGTGGACGACGTCGAGGCCGCTGCGGACGAGCTGGACACTCAGGTCGACAGGCTCGACTCTGAGGACTGGAAGGACGTGGTGGGCGACGTGAAGGACGCTCGGGACCAGGTCGTTGCCGCTAAGGACGAGATGGTCGAGGCGGCCAAGTGAGCGACCCCATGGACGATATCCGCATCACGCCCGAACAGCACCATCGACGCGTAGGGGAGCTGATAAAGACGCTCTACAGCACGGGCGGGATACCGGTGAGCAGCATGACGTTGCGCCGCCACAGCGTCGATACGCTCCATCAGTTCCTGGCCGTGGCCAAGGACCCCGCCGAGGTTTCTGCGATCCAATACGAGCTGACGAGGCGACAGGGCCGAGGCGCTGTCATCGTGTCCTGGCTGGCCCTTGCGGTCTCGGTGGGCGCACTGGCCGTGTCCATCATATGGCATAATTGAGAGGTAGATGAGCGTGAGAGCCTTGCCGCCCCTATGGAGCTTTGCAGCCCTCCTCATCCTCGCTGGGTGCGGGAAGGGCTCGGAGCCGCCCGTCGAGGACCTATCGACCGCTATAGAGCTGCCCGGCGGCCTCAAGGCCTTCGCGGTCTGTGGCACCTCGATAGGCATGGCGTACTATCAGGAGCCCAAGGATGAGGGGAGCTGGGAGGACGATCGGCTCACCGGAGGGCGCTACGTGTTCGCCACCGATCAAGCGGACAAGCTCCACGTCCTCTACCGTGACAGCGGGGGCTCATGGGTCGATGAGGCCAAGGACGGCGCTAAGGTCGTTGAGGTCCAGAGGTACGCGGAGGGGCGGGATGTCCAAGCGGTCGTCTTCTATCCGGGCTCAGGCGTGATGGGGACGTACAGCGTCAATACGTTGCCTGATGGTGGCCGGTGGCTCCTCTGGACGGCCAACAAGGCCCATACGTCCATGGGGATCACCAAGGCAGGGGCGTACAGGGCGAGGTGTGCGTGACGCTGAGGTCGAATGATGCAATCCATGCGTAGCCGCACATCGCCGGTTGCAGCGTGTTCCCCGTTCGTTCTAATTAGCGGACGGAGACTCGACCATGCCAATCACCCCCGACACCATCGCCCAAGCCCTTCAGGACACGCCCGGCTGGGCCCTCGTGGCACTCACAGCCCCCGTTGAGCGCCTGAGGGAAGACGGACGGCGCGAGGTCGCCAACCACGTGTACTCGGCGCTCTATCAGCCCCTTAGGACCGATCGCGACCAACTGCCCCTTCCGCTCTGATCGCGATGGTCCAGGCGCCCAAAGACCTTGCGGAGCTTGCGCGGCATGGGGGCTCGATAAGGGCCGAGTGTCGCTCGTGCGCTCGTGTCGCGCTCTTCAGTCCTGCGGAGCTTGCGGCCCACTTCGCCCGGAAGGGCTGGGATGATGGCTGGCGTCAGTTCGCTAAAAAGCTGCGGTGCCGGTGCGGCACTCGGGAGCCGAAGGTCTCATGGATCGTGATGCCCCCACCGCCACCCGTCGACCCAGCGCCCCCGAAGCCGCGGTTCGTGCGTGAGGGCGGCGAGAGGTACGTGAAGCCCGCTGGGGTCGATCAGGGCGAGTGGGATCGAGCGAGGCACGACCGGGACCGGAAGCGCTTGGTGCGGCTGGCGAGGGGGTAGATGCGGCTGGGGCGGCTCGATCACGCGCCATTCGAAGTCGGTCAGGTCATATCGGCTCATGCCGATGCTGAATCAGCTTTCTTCTCGAAGCGAAAGACGCTTCAAAGACGACAGGGAGAAGACCTTGTTCAGACTGCGAGTGGCGCTGCTCACGGCACTTGTGCCAACCATGCTTATCGCAGCCATGCTGACGCTCGGCTTTGTCGTCAGAGGTACGACGCTCGCACCAGGCTGGGCGATCCGAGCCGCAGCTGGTGCCGTAGTCGCCTACATCTGCTTCGTTGGCCTCATGCTTTTCAGCACACGAAAGGCAGGAAAGCGGTAGCACTCTTTTATGGGTTCACGACCTAGTCGATTATCTCCCTGCCTGTTGATCGATTGCCTGACTCACTGCCCCGGACCACATCGTCGCCCGTCGCGGCGGGTCGCGCTGCCGATCGAGGGGAGCGCTGGCTTCAACATCCAGTGACAAACCGCAGAAGTCTGCCGAATGTCGCAGGGTGGGGGACGAAGGGGTGGGGTAAATGTCCCAAATGTCGGGGGAGAAGGCATCGGCCTGGGTCTAATGTCCCCTCAGCCCCCACCAGACCCTCAGCCCCTACAGCACACAGCAGCAGCGAGCCGGCCTGCCTCGGGCTGAGAGGGCGCTAAGTTGCTGTGATCGCTAGGAAATGCAGACAATCTCCACGGGTCCCTCCGGGCGGCGTGGCGTGGTCCCAGCGGCGATCTGCCGGGTCCAATTCGCAATCGGGCGCTTCGCTGGAGCTGCGCTGCCGCCACTCGGACCTCTATGTCCCCCACGGCCCTCCAGTACCTCCAGCACCCGAATATAATTGAGTCCCCTCCAGCCCCATTAGGTTCCATCCCGGCCCTAATTCCATGCTGTTTTGAACGGGTGGGGGCCTTTTTGCACCGGGGGACCCGTATGGAACCAGCCGCTCAGAAAGTGGCGGTTTTCTGCCGTTTTTGCATTAGTGCTGACTTATGCACAACCTTCCACGATCGGCGACATTCTCAGTCCCCTTAAAGCCCCCTTTAAGTCCTTTTTCGCCCCTTTAAGTCACCTAAAGCTACGATGATTAATCATCATCATGGTCCACCCCCAAAGGGGCCTTTAGGTCCTTAAAGGGCTTCAAGACCGTGGAAGGTCCACCAGTTTAATGTCCGCCACGATGCGGGCTCCCAGACGCCCTCGGCTACGCTCTCAGCGACCGGGGGCAACCTTCCGTGAGACATCATGCCCCTAGAGTCCGCTGGGTTTATCCACCAGCTCAACCCGGCGAACCCGGCAAGCTCCGATCGCCTCCAGCAGGGCGACGATCACATTCGCCTCATCAAGGCCGCTATCAAGGCGACCTTCCCGAACCTGACAGGGGCCGTCAAAGCGACCGAGAAGTTCCTCAACGAGGACCTCCCGGCCCGCTTGGTGCCGACAGGAACCATTGCGCTGTTCTTCGGCGCTGATGCTCCCGCGGGGTGGGCCATCTGCAACGGCCAGACGGTCGCCAAGGCGGACGGCTCAGGCAATATCACCACGCCGGACCTTCGGGGCCGTGTGGCCATCGGCGTGTCCGATACGATCGCGCTTGGCGCCGTTGTAGGCCAGGCATCCAAGACCATTACCACTGAGGTCGCTGGCGGCCATACGCCCACTGTGTCCATTGCGGCCGCTGGGTCCCATTCGCATACTGGCGCCGCCAGTGTCGCGAGCAGCAAGACCGGGGCGGCCGTCAGCACGACGACCCGAAAAGTCGATGATGGTGGCTCGGCTTCCAACATCGTCAACGGCCTCACGTTCACTGACCCCGGCCACTCCCATGCGGCTACGGTGTCGATAGACAGCGCTGGCGATCACTCCCACGTAGCTACGGCTGAAGCTGTCCCCGGCCACTCCCATGCGGCGACGTTGGATGTGACCCAGCCCTCGCTCGCTCTCCATTACATTCTAAAGGTTTGATCCATGCCTACCTTCCCGGTTCGGGGTCTCGGCTCCACTGGGATCGTCACGGACGCCTTCCCCTCGGACGTGGAGAACGTCGGCACCTTCACGGGCGGCGTGAATGTCCGCTTCAAGAACGGAAGGGTCTCTCGGGGCCCCATCTGCCGCACGGTAGCCACGCTGCCCCACGAGCCCGGCCATGTCTTCTCGATCCCTCCCGGCGCGACTGGGTACGACGAGGTGCTCACGGTGGCCGACGACTTCGGGTCCATCTATCGCTTGAATGGCTCGACGTTCGAGAACCTCACGCCTTCCGGCCATGTAGGCTCCGTCGGCCCCCAGTCGATTACGAGCTGCGCCCTCGGCGGCATCGCTTACGTTAATCGCGAAAGCCATGTTCCGCTATATAAGGGGGCGGGCGACGGCGCCTTCTCGGCCATCCCGCAGTGGTCTCCCGATGATCGCTGCAAGGTCCTGAGGGCCTACAAGGATCAGCTCATCGCCCTCGGCGTCACCAAGGCGGGCGTCTACTACCCGACGATGGTGAAGTGGTCCGACTTCTCCTACTACGGCGCTCCGCCGCAGTCGTGGGACACGGGCTCGACGACCAACTCGGCCGGCGAGAACATCGTCAACGAGATGCAACACCAGATCATCGACGGCCTCAGCCTTCGGGACAGCTTCGTTCTGTATTGCACGGCCTCCGTGTGGCTGATGGACTACGTTGGCGGGAACGACATATTCACCTTCCGCAAGCTGTTCGACGAGGTCGGGGTCATCAACCCCAACTGTGTCGTCCAGGTAGGCGGGCTGCACTACGTCTTCGACCGGAACGACATCTACGTCCACGACGGCGTCTCGCCAAAGTCGATTGCGGATGGGCGCGTCAAGGAATTCATCTTCGACGCTCTCGACTACAGCCGGTTCCACCACTGCTTTGTGCAGCATGACGCTCGCCTTACCGAGGTGCGCTTTACGTATCCTTCCGGAGACAGCTTCGTCGGGTTCCACAACCCAACGACCGGATGCAACCGGCAAGCTGTATATAACTACAGCAACGACACATGGTCCTTCTACGACGTTCCGAACGTCGTGGGCTGTACGAAGGCATCGCTTCTCTCGGGGGCGAACTGGGACACAGACCTCAACACGACCTTCGAGGGCGCCGGGGGCTTATGGATGAGCGCCGAAGGCGATGAGGACCGGCACTGCCTCCTAGTCAGCCGCTCGGACCCCACCGTCGGCCTGTTGAGCCCCAAGCTATTTGGGTTCGATTTGCTTACCGGAGGCCGCCTAGCGCAGCCTGTGGCGGCTGAAACTGTCCGACCCGCGCAAGTGGAGCGGATTGGGATAGACCTGGACTCCCAGGGCAAAAACCTCACCCAATACATGAACCTCCAGGCCATCTGGCCCCAGATGAGCGCCGAGCATCCCGACGATTGCTACTGGCAGTTCGGCGCTACCGATGTCGGGACACGCGAGCCGAGCTGGAGCAATCCGGCCAGCTTCGATCCGAGAGCAGAGACCCGCATCGATATCAACGAGGCTGGAAAATACCTCGGATACAGGTTTCAATGTGGAGGCGCCTCAGACTTCCAGCTTTCAGGCTTCGACGTCCAACTCGTGACGCGCGGGCGCCGATAATGCAGGCCGAACGCCTCCAGCCTTACAGGCGCGGCTTGCGTCCGGCACTGCCAGAGAGCCTCCCCGCCTATCTAGACGTCGAGCTTCAGCGGCTCTCCGTCATCATCACCGACCTCGTCGGGCTCGTCCAAAATCTCGACGCCCGCATTGCAGCCCTAGAGGCTCTGTAACACCAAGGAATACCGCGCATGGGCCTCTTCAGTGGCTCGTCCACGACGAAAACGAACGAGAAGTTCGACACCGGCCCGAGCAGCTTCCAGGCCCCGTACCTGAACAACGCCTTCAACTCGGCGCAGGACATCTACAACGGCTCGAAGGACAGCCCCTACTATCAGGGGGCGACCTACGCCGGCATGAGCCAGGAGGCGAAGGACGCCTTATCGAAGCTCAAGGGCTACGCCGCGGGCACTGGCTTGGACACGGCGTCGACCCTCAGCTCCCTCGGGACCCAGATGGCCGGCTACGGCTCGAAGGCCGCGGCAGCGACCGACCAGTTCGCCGCGATGGCCGGACAGGACCCGACACAGGCGAATATCGCCGCCGCGACGGCCTACGCCAACAACCCGTCCATTCAAGGCATGATCGACGCCAACTCGCGCGACGTCACCCGCAATCTGTCGGAGGACATTCTCCCCGGCATCGATCGCGCGGCCTCGGCGACGGGCAACATCAACTCTTCGCGGGCGGGTGTCGCGTCCGGCATCGCGCAGCGCGGCGCGGCTGACCGGATCGGGGACATCTCCGCATCAATCCGCGGCAGCGCGTACGACAAGGGCCTCTCGATGGCTCAAAGCGACCGGGCTACCAACCTGTCCGCGCTCGGCCAGGCCGCCAGCTCCTACGGGAACCTCGCGTCCTTCGGCGTCGATGCGCTCGGGAAGTCGAACGATGCGGCCTATGGGGCCTTCAACGTCATCAACGGCGCTAACACCGCCGAACAGGCGGACCGTCAGGGCCAGCTTACCGCCGACTTCACGAAGTGGCAGGGTGAAGACACCCGACAGTCCGACCTTCTCGACCGCTACGCCAAGATCGTGGCCGGGAACCAGTGGGGCCAGTCGGGCACTAGCTCGGGCACGTCGACCGCGAAGCAGTCCGGCTCGATCCTCAGTCAAATCATGGGCGCCGCTAACACGGCCGCCAGCATCTACACGGGTCTACGCTAATGCCGGGCTACACCACCCCAACCGGCTCGCCGCTGTCTCCCTTCCAGGCACCAACGGCGCTCCCGAAGTACGACGCGGGCTTCAGCGCCGCCGCCGCGCCCATCGACAGCCAGCCGGCCTACGCGGCCACAAACACTATCGCCGCGCTCCCGAAGGCACCGCCCCGCAAGGGTCCGTCCATCTGGGACAAGGAGCACATCTCCGAGACGCTCGCCTCGATCGGCGCCGGCTTCTTCCAAAGCCAGAATTTTGGCGACGGGCTTGGAGCGGCGGCCCAGACGATCGCCGGCCGGACGAAGCAGCTTCGCGACGAAGGGAAGAAGGCGATTACCTACGGCGGTCCGGGGGATCAGTTCGAGATTGCGACCGACGCTCGCGGCAACCGGACCATCCGTGAAGTCCCGCAGTTCCGCGCCGCGAACGATCGGGCGGCCGAGTTGAAGAACGCGCCGTCAGCGAAGGACCGCGCCGACCTAAGAGCGCGCGCTCTCTACGCTATCTCCACCCAGGTAGCGCCGGAGAAGCGGGCAGAAGCTTACCGCAACCTAATCAACAATCCGGATCAATTCGGGATCGATGCGACCGGCATGCCGTCCGAATGGGACGACACTTATGGCACCCTTGGCGGCATGATGGGGCTCGGCGTCGACCAGTCCCTATCGCAGGAACGGGCCAACGTGTTGGCGCGAGACACGATCCAGCACCGTCGAGTTCTAGAGAAACAGGGTGACGCTCGGGTTGTCCAAGGCGACGCCCGCGTTGCTCAGGGCGCCGATCGCGTAGCTCAGGGGGCTCAGCGGGTCGCCCAAGGGGCAGAGCGCCTCCGGAAGGTCCCGTCGAGCGTCTCGCGAGACTATTCGCGGGTCCAGAGCAAAGCCCAATATGACGCTCTTCCGAGCGGCTCCAAATACATCGCGCCCGATGGGTCGCAGAGGATTAAGCGCTGATGAGCGATAATTTCTGGGAGCAAGACTCCTTCGCCACCGCCGCGGCGGCCAAATCAGGAGCAACCGGGCGGGCCAAGACGACGCCACAGGACATGATGCTCCTCCGGGACTCCACGTCCCGCGCGGAGACCGAGCGGAACGCCCGCAAGGACTATGGATCGATCCGACAAGCGGTGCGGGACATGGGGACCGGGGCGCTCAAGGCGGCCACGCTAGACGCGATCACGCCCGAACAGGATGGCGGTTTCGTCGATACTGTAGGCGGGCTCCTCGGCGCCCCCTTGCGCCTCTTCGTTTCCGACAAGACGCTTGCGGCTCGCGACCAGCTCAACACCGTCAGCGCCCAGGTGGCCCTTCGAGGCTCCCAGCAGATGAAGGGCTCGTCGTCCGACAAGGACACGGCGCTCATGCGGACGGCGGGCGTCAGCCCCTATAAGAGCAAGACGGAGAACCTCCGTATTCTCGACAACGCCGAGCGCGAAAGCGCCCTTGAGCAGCACCGCGCGACCCTGAAGTCCAAGTGGATCAGCCGCTACGGGAGCATCTCCGCGCCCGGCCCGAACGGCATGGCCTACGAGGAAATCGCCGCTCGCCAAGACGCCCTCGTCAACAAGGCGATGGACGTTCGCAAGCGTGGCCTCCCCAAGCCGCCCCCATCCGCCCGTCGTGGAGGGGGAGCACCCCTCGAAATCGACATCAACGGAAACCCAATTCGATGAGCACGACCGTTCGCCTTCCCGATGGGAGCAAGGTGTCCGTCGCTACCGACGACCCCAAGCAGGCCGCCGCGGCGGCCCAGCGGCACTGGCAGCAACGCCAAGGCCCTAAGCCCCGCTCGGGCTGGCAGACGGCCGGCGACTTCCTCGGCGACACGATCGACAACGTCATACCGAACTTCGGCGATGAGATTGCAGCGATCCCCGATGCGGCCCGAGCGGCCGTTAAGGGCCAGCCGATCGGCGAGGCCTTCAACCGCGGTCGCCGCGAGTTCAAGCAACACCAGGCCCAGTATGACAAGGAACATCCCGCGCTTGCGTGGGGTAGCACTCTGGCGGGCCTAGGAGCCTCGGTAGCGTTGCCAGTAGGCCGCGCGGTGTCTGGGGCCCGGATGGGCGTCAAGGCGCTCCAAGCGGCCAAAGCGGGCGCTCTGTTCGGTGCCGTATCTGGTGCCGGCGAAGGCGATAGCCTCGGCGATCGTGCGACCAACGCGGCCTATGGTGCCGCCGCGGGCGCCGGGCTTGGAGCGGTCGCAACGCCCCTTATGGCGGGCGCAGTTCGCGCCGGCCGGGCGATCCGTACCAACGTCCCCGGAGCAGAGGGCCTCGCCCGACGCCTCGGCAACGTACCCCGCGCCGTCATGCAGCGCCCCTTGGTCCAGCCGGGCCAACGTGCAGTTGAGCAGGCCGACCGGATGGTCAACGAACGTATGGGGCAAGGCAACATCAGCCGCGGCATGGGCCGCAACGGCCCCGCGTCGACCCCGCAGGCCATCGTCCAGGAACAAGAGCGCCGACAGGCCCTCAACGTCCCGGCGATCCCCGGCGATGTGACCGAAGGGATGCGCGGCCTCACGAGCTGGGCTTCCCGCGGCATTGGCCCCGGCCAAGAGCTGGTCCGCCGGTCTCTCGACGCTCGAAAGGCGACCGAGGCCAACCGTATCCGCGGGCATATTGTCGACGAGATGGGCCCCGCGGTCGATCCCGTCCGACAGGTCCAGGAGTACAGCGAACGCGCCCGCCGAGAGGCTGGCCCGATGTACGACGAGGCCTACGCGCAGCCGATGGTCCTTACGCCCGAGATGCGTGGCATCATCCAGACGCCGGCCTTCCAAGAGGCTGTCCCCAATGCGGTCCGCAACATCAGGAACGCTCAGCGCGACCCTGAGGCCATGGGCTTCGTCATGGGCCGGGACGGGCAGCTCCTGCCGGATCAGCATCAGTTCCTCTCGACCGAGGGGTTCGACCAGGTCATCCGCGCCATGAGGGACAACGGCCGCGCCGCGGCGGACATCAACCCGCTCACCGGCCGAGTCATCAACAACACCAACTCGGTCCACATCAACGCTCGGGCAAGCGACCTCCAGAACGAGCTTTCGGCTCAGAACGGCGCCTATCGCGACGTCACGGGCATGTACGCCGACGAGATGGGGATGCGCGATGCGTTCCAGCGCGGCGGGGACGTCAAGAACCTCACCGGCGCCGAGATTGCCGAGCAGGGCCGACAGGCACCGCAGGATAATGCCCGCGGCGCATGGGCGATCGGCGCCCGTACCGCTCTTGCGGACGAAGCGTCGCAGTACGGTGCCAAGTACCCGACGGGCGATACGGCCGCCATGGTCCGCAAGGTCCTAGGCGACGAGTCCAAGCAGGCTTCCGTCCAGGCCATGATGCCGGACCGGCCCGGCGCCGTTGCAGGCCTCCAAGATCGCCTCGAAGCCGAGCACCAGGGGAACATCCTCTGGAGCGAAGTGCAGGGCAACTCGAAGACCGCTTCGCGCCAGCAGCTCGACGCGGACCTCGATAGTGCCGCGGGAGCGCGGACGCTCAGCAGCTTGTCGCCACGCGGCATGATGGCCTCGGTCATCAACCACATCGGCGACCGAGCTACCACTCAGTTCCGGAACGACGTGAAGGCCCGTGTGGCCCAGATCGCCACTGAGACGAACCCCGCCACGGTCCGGGAGCTGATGGCAGAGATTGCCGATCGCGCCCGCCAGGATCGCGAGTTTGGGGACCTCCTGCATCGCTCCGGAGCAATCGCCGCGAAGGGGGCAGGGGCCAATATCGCAGCACCCAACCCCAGCGAGCTTGACGACCTGTATGCCAACTAAGCCTACCGGGCGGCCCCGCGGCCGTCCAAAGGGCGCCAAGAACATCCCGAAGCTCGACGCTTTTGTAGCCGAGAGCGTCTTGGCGCCCCCCGTGCCCGTAGCGCCCTCTCCCAACCCCTCCAAGAGGGCAGAGAGTGGCGTTTGCGTCGGCATGTCCCCGGAAGAGCGCTCTGCCTACTTCAGGGCACTTTTCGCCAAGCGGAAGGTCAATCGAGGCGGCAAGCCGGCGGGAGTCCCCAGGCGCATGACCATCGCGCAAGCCGAGGCCCACGCGGCCGAACAGAAAATCATTATCGACAGGATCATCAAGAAGATGGCCGCCAACGAGCAGCTACCAGACGACCCGCGGGCCGTTGAGGCCCTGACCGAAGCTATGACGGTCATGCGGGCACCGAATACTGCAAAGGATAAGATCGCCGCCGCGCGTCTTATCCTCGACTTCACGAAATCCAAGCCGACCGCGAAGGTCGAGCACACCGTCAAGACTGCCGAGGACCTCCTCGACGAGATGGCGGACGAAGAGTAACCCCACGATGGCCGATGCGCCTCTCTCACGGGAGGAAGTCGCGGCCCGCCGGAAGGCTACCCGAAAACGCCTCCTAGACGACTTCCAGTTCTACGCCCGCAAGGCGCTTAAAATCCGCACCAAGGACGCTCAGATCGTCCCGTTCGTCCTCAACCGCGCACAACGCCGGCTGATCGACGCCCTGCTACGCCAGTGGCAGGAAACGGGGCGCATCCGCGTCGTCATCCTGAAAGCCCGACAGCTCGGGTTCTCCACGGCCTGGGGCGGCTTCATGTACTGGTGGATCAGCCAGCACAAGGCGACCAAGGGCATCGTCGTCACCCACAAGGCGGAAGCCTCCACGGCGCTCTTCGACATGACGAAGCGCTACCACTCCGAAATGCCCTCCTTCCTCCAGCCGTCAACCTCCAAGGCGAACGGCCGGGAACTGAAGTTCGACAAGCTCGACAGTGGCTACATGATCGCCACCGCTGGCGCCGACACTGTGGGGCGCGGTGAAACACTCCAGCTCGCGCACCTCTCGGAAGTGGGCCTGTGGCCAAAGGGTAAGGCGAAAGAAATTATGAACGGTCTCCTCCAGGCCGTCCCTGACGTTCCGGACACCTTCGTTGCAATCGAGTCCACGGCTCGCGGCATGTCGGGTCCGTTCTACGAAGCATGGAAGGCGGCCGAGAGCGGCTCATCGGGCTATCTCGCCTACTTCGCGCCTTGGTTTGAAGACGAGCGCTACCGAGTCCCAGTGGATGAGGAGTTCGTCCGCACCCTCGACGAGGAGGACATGTGCCAAGAGGTCTTCGAGACTTATGGCGAGCGCCTCGATGATGAGCAGCTCCTGTTTCGTCGCCGCAAGATTGCTCAAGACGGCCCGGACCTGTTCAAGCAGGAATATCCGACCTTCCCGAAGGACGCCTTCCTGACCTCGGGTGCCCCAGTGTTCAACCTGGAGTACCTCTACGCCCAGATCGAAGCCGCGCCGGACATCAAGCACCGGCTAGAATACGACCCGATCACTTCGGAGATGCTTTCCGATCCGCGGGGGCGGCTGTTCATGTACCATGAGGTCGACCCGGCCGAGGAGTACACGATCGGCGCCGACGTCTCGAAGGGCACCGCGGAGGGAGACTATTCCGTCGCTGTGATCTTGGACCGCAAAAAGCGCGTCGTCGGGGTCTGGAGGGGGCTAGTCGACCCTGACTTCTACGCCACGATCCTCCACGCGCTCGGCAAGCTCTACAACTGGGCCCGGCTGGCCGTCGAGTTCAACAACCACGGCATCCTTCCGAACACCAGGCTCTTCAAGGACTTGGCGTACCCCAACCTCTACACTCGCGAAGTCTACGACAAGCAGACCGACGAGACGAAGGAGGAGCTAGGCTTCTACACGGACGTCAAGACCCGCCCGCTCATCATCGACGAGTTGCGCCAAGCAATCCGCGAGAAGGCGATCGAACTTAACGACAAGGTCCTCCTAGAAGAGATGACCACCTTCATCGCCGACCCCAAGACGGGGAAGATCGAGCACGAGGTGGGGTGCCACGACGACTGTGTCTTCGCCTTGGCAATCGCCAACCACTGCCACGAGGGCTCGTGGGCTCCAGTCGAGAGCCACGAAGACTTTTATTATGAGATGATTGCATGACCACCAAACGCCGCGTCCTGACGGACGAGGAGTTGCTCCAGGCCTGTCGATCCAAGGCGGACTTCGGGTCTCGCTTCGTCGACAGTACGCTCGCCGAGGAGCGCCGCAAGGTCTCGGAATACTACCTCGGGAAGGCCCCCGTGCCGGCTCGCGAAGGCGGCTCCAAGTTCGTCAGCCAGGACGTCTATCTCTCGGTCGAGAGCATGAAGGCCGAATTAGTCGAGACCTTTGGCGCGGGTAGCAAGATCGTGTCGTTTGCGCCTCAGGGCCCGGAGGACGTCGCGCTTGCCAAGCACTCCACCGCCTATTGCGAGATGGTCGTCCACCGGACCAATTCCGGCCTCGAAATCTTCCAGGATGCCGTCCACGACGCTCTCACCAATCGCGTGGGCCTCGCCAAGGTCTTCTGGGATCGTAGTGAGGACGTAGCCGAGTACCGCTTCCGGGACAAACCCGAGGCGGAGGTCGTTGCACTCCTTCAGCAGCCGGGCGCCCAGCCCATCGGCAAGCCAACGGCTTCGCCAGGCCCGCAGGGTATCGTCTGGAGCGGCGAGTACGAGGTCGTCACCGACACGTCACAGACCCGAATTGTGCCGATCCCTCCCGAGGAGTTCGTCATCGTCGGCCGCACCCGGTCTCTCGATAAGGCGCCCTATCTGGCCCACCGCTATCGCAGCACCTTGGGCGAGCTGGTCGACGACGGCTACGACGAAGACCTTGTCTACAGCATTACGGGCAGCGACGACGACCTAGCGTTCGACGCCGAGGCCATGCAGCGCGAAGAGGACACCGCGTCCCACTTCGACGCTGAGGACGACGCGATCGATGACGCCGGCAAGGTCGTCACGGTCTACGAGAGCTACATCCGCATCGACGCGGAGGGCAGGGGCCGTCAGCAGCTCTGGAAGGTCGTCCACGTAGGCGACACCCTCCTCGACAAGCAGAAGGTGTCCTCTCACCCGTTCGTGTCGTTCGTGCCTCAGCCGATCCCGCACACGTTCTTCGGCAACAACTTCGCCGCCCGCACGATCCCCCACGCCAACACCAAGACGGTGCTGACCCGTGCGATCATCGAGCAGGCTGTGGAGGCAACCCAGCCGCGCTGGCAAGTTGCCCGAGGTGGCGTTGCGAACCCGCGGGAGCTGATCGACAACCGCCGGGGCGGCATCGTCAACGTCCGCTCCGTCGTCGACAGCGTCGCGCCCCTGCCACAGACGCCCATCAACCCATTCGTCCTCCAGACGATCGGGATGATCGACACGGACCGGGAGGACACCACCGGCATCTCGAAGCTCTCCCAGGGCCTCGATAAGAAGGCCCTGTCCCACCAGAACAGTGCCGGTTTGGTGGAGCAGCTCACGTCGAACAGCATGACCCGAACGAAGGTCATCGCCCGGAACTTCGCGCTCCAGTTCGTGGCTCAGCTTTACCTCAAGGTCTACGCCATCGGCATCGAGAACGAGACCCGAGAGCGCATGATCGAGATGGGCGGCTCCTTCGTGCCTGTCTCGCCGGCCGCGTGGCGCTCCCGCAAGGACGTCGCGGTCGACATGACCCTTGGCTACGATGAGCGCGACACGCGCGTTTCGGAGCTGGCGGACCTCGACAAGGCCCTCTCGGCCAGTCCGCGGCTAAAGCGGGCATACGGTGAGCAACAGGCCTTCGCCATCTATCGGGACGCCTTGGAGCTGAAGGGCTTCAAGAACGCCGGGGAGTATCTGATTGACCCGAGCACCCTCGGCGCCGAACAGCCCGACCCAATGCAGCAAGCCGAGCTGGCCAAGCTCCAGAAGGACACCGAAGTCTCCGAGCGCCAGATGGCTCTCCGCGAGAAGCAAGTGGCTCAGGACCTCGCCCGGAAGAACGCCGAGGCAGAGTGGCGCCGGATTACCGGCCAGCACGACATGGACATGCAGAAGCAGTCCGAGGACCGCAAGGACGCCGAGACAAGCAATCGCATCGACATCGGCTTGGCGGAGCTGGAGCTGGCAATCAACGCCGCCCACAGCGTGGACCCGAAGAACGAGAAGTTCACGGCGATCGCTTCGCCCAACAGCTAAGGAAACATGGAAGACCTCGTCCTCACCGACGAGGAGGAAACGATTGTTCGGGAGGGAGATGCCGCGGTATCCCTTCTCGACAGTCCCATATTCCTTCTCGCGATCGAGCGCTTGCGCCAGCAATGCGCCGATAAAATCCTCGAAAGCGCGCCTGAAAAGGTCGCCGATCGAGAGAACCTCTACAACCTTTCCCGCGGCCTGTCGGCTGTGACCGAGGAATTGCTCTCAATGGCAAGCCTCGCGGCCACCACAATCGACAATGCCAAGCGGCTCACCCCCGACCCGGACGTCCAGGAAGAACCCGACGCCTCCTGGGTCGATTACTAAAGGCAACCTGTGTCCATCCCATCGGACGACATTGACGACGGCATGAGCGACAACGCGGCCGTTGAGGCCCTCATGGCCTCCATGACCAAAGGCAACTCGAAGGCCGCTCAGGCCGATGAAGACGAAGAGGCCGACGACGAACCCGAAGACGACGAAGGCGGCGAGGCGGACGACAAGTCCACCGAAGGCGCTAAAGACGACGACGAGGACGAAGAGACCGATGAAGACGAAGGCGACGAAGAGGACGAGGCGGAAGCCGATGGCGCCGACAAGGCCGGGAAGGCCGCCGAGACCCCCAAGGACGTCAGCGATGACGCCGTGGTCAAGGTCAAGATCGGCGACGAGGAAACCGAGTTCACTGTCGGCAACCTGAAGCGCCTCGCCGGCCAAGAGGCCTCCCTGACCCGCAAGAGCCAAGAAGTCGAGCTCGTGGGCGGACGGGCCGCAGCGGCGCTAACCGGCGCTCTGGAGTCGGTCCTTGAGGACCTGGAGCCCTACAAGGACCTCGACTGGGTTCTCGCCGGCCGCCAGATGGACGACGACGAGTTCGAGTGGCACCGTGAGCAGTACAACCGGCTGACCAAGCGGTACGACAGCATCATCGGCGCCGCTCAGGGCTTCGAGACCACGATGGCCGAGCGTCAGACCGCAGCGGAGCGGGAAGCCCAAGCAGCTCTTCCCGACGCGATGAAGGCTTTAGTGCCCGAATGGTCCGACGCGCTCCATGCGGAGGTGAAGGCCTATGCGGCCTCGCAAGGTGCCACCGCCGGCAGGATGGACCGGGTGTTCGACCCCGTCACTCTCGGGCTGATCCACAAGGCCATGCTCTACGACAAGGGCAAGAAGGCCATGGCGGAGAAGGTCCGCACCGCGCCCGCCAAGGTCCGCAAGACCAGCGGCCGGGAAGCTCTCGCCCCCGAGGGCCGTACCGAACGCAACACCCAAAAGAAGATCGCCAGCGGGCACATGTCCGAAGACGATGCAGCAGCCGCCCTCTTGGGCCGCTGGGGCGTGAAGCGCCGCTAAGCGCTCACGACCACCCACAACACCACTACCTTTCAAAAAGAACGAATACCCAACATGGCAACTTTCAAGACCTATGACAGCGTCGGCGCCAAGGAAGACGTCTCGGACGTCATCTCGACCCTGACGCCGCACAAGGTCCCCTTCAGCTCGTCGATCGGTCAGGACACCGTGAAGCAGAAGGTCTACCAGTGGCAGGAGGACGAACTGGAGGGCGGCCAGGATAACGCCCAGGTCGAAGGCTTCGACGCCACCGAAGAGGCCATGACGACCACGTCGATGCGCCAGAATACGACCCAGATCATGTCGCGGACGATCAAGCTCTCGGGCTCGCTTCAGGCGACCGACCACTACGGTCGTGCGAACGAACTGGCCCGACAGCTCGTCAAGAAGGGCAAGAGCCTTCGCCTCGACCTGGAGCGCGCCTACGTTGGCGTCGACCAAGCAATGGTCCTCGGTGACAACAACACCCCGCGGCGCACGGCCTCGGCGTCGCAGCTCATCGCCGCGACCAACAAGATCGATGGCGGCGGCAACCCGATCAGCGAGACTCTCGTCCAGGCGGCCATCCGCAAGGCCTTCGACTCGGGCAGCGACAGCGCGGAGACCTTCATGGTCAAGCCGACCGATGCGGAAGCCGTGTCGCTGTTCGCCGGCACCGCTGACCGCGTCCGGGACGTGGGTATCAACCCGGCGAAGATCGTCGTGAAGGTCGACATCTACGTCACCGCCCTCGGCACCCTCCGCGTCACCATCAATCGCGAGATCAAGAAGGACTTCGCCCTCCTCTACGATCCGTCGATGTGGAAGAAGACGGTACTGAAGGGCCGCGGCTGGTTCCGTGAGACGCTGGCGAAGACCGGCGACAACACGAAGATCATGCTGGCCGGCGAGTACGGCCTCAAGCACGACAACTTCAAGGGCGCCGTGCTCCTCCAGAACCTCGACAAGACCGGCACCAACGCGGACGATCCCGACGCCTAAGGCGGACTGATCGTGGGCCCCTAGTTCCTCCGGGAGCTGGGGGCCTTCTTGCTACTATCATCGAAATACATGCATTCCCCCGTCATAATCGACTCTACCGATCGCCTCCATCTAGAGGTCGACCGGAATATGAAAATCCAGTCCGCCCACGTAGAGGCGTTCCAGGAAATCCCGGACGAGTTCCGCCGGAACATACAAGACATCCGGACCCGTCAAGACGGGAAGTTTGCCGCCGATGACGTGCAGATCGCGTCCCTTCCCGGCGCCCTTGTCGACCACTGGTTTCGCCAGGGCTTCAACATTTGGGATCGCAACATCCGGGCTCAAGACATCATCGATCGCCTGAGGAATGAAAACCTCGGCGCGTTTCTCTGCACCTCCAAGTCCTTCTGAGGCACAATGAGCTTCGGAAAGCTAAAGCGGAGGCTTCAAAGCCTCATCAATCGTAAAGACCTCAGTGATGCTCTGGCGGGAGACTTCATCACGGACGCCGTGTCCGATATGGAGCGTGTCTTGCGAGTGGGCTGCATGGAAACGGTACTAACCCAAAGCGATTGGGACGGCATCCGCAACGCCATCCTCATCCCTCCTATCTTCCTCGAAGGCATCAACCTGTTCACCGCTGAAGGTGAGCTAACCCAATGCGACCTCGCGTCCTTTCTGGCGCTGGAAGATAATGGGGGGTGTCCCACGCACTACGTCAAGATCGCCGACCGCTGGCTAGTAAAGCCAACGCCGCATCGGGGCTCAAACGTCTACCTCCACTTCTACGCGCAGTCGAAGCCGCTGGAGACGGACGAAGATGAGAACGTTTGGACACAATCGGCCCTTAATGCCGTCGTGTACCAAGCCGCAACTCTCGCCGCCGACCACTTCCAAATGGAAGATGTGTACGCTCAGCGCTTCAAGGATCGCGCATCCGACTATGTCCAAGCTATTCAAGAGCAGGACCTGGGCGAGAAGTGGTCTGGCCGGATCGCTATTCCTCTCCCCACTCTTATTGGTGATTACTAATGCCTAGCGACTTGTCCCAGACGTCGTTCTACGCGGGCGGTCGCTCTAGCTCACTACTCGGCCCACGCGGCGAACGGGGCGACGAGGGCCCCCAGGGCCGAGCCGGTCCCCAAGGTGAGCGTGGCGACCGCGGCGTACCCGGAAGGGGCTCCGCGTACCGCATCGCTGGCGGCCGGATAGGCCCTGTGCCGGCAAGCTCTGTCTTGCTGGACCATGTGGTTGCTGAAGATTGCTATCTCGCCCCCAATCTATCCGGGTCCGTCGCGGCGTGTGATACGCCACCGCAGTCCCCTTGGACGGCCACTGTTCACGTCAACGGGGATTCTGTCGGAAGCGTACGCTTTACGCCCGCTAGCCGGTTCGCGGCTTTCTCGACGGAAAGCGGCACCCGCACTCACTTGCAGCCCGGCGATGTTGTCGCGGTCGCTGCACCCAGCACGGACGATGCCGCCATCACAAGCGTACGGCTCACGCTCCTAGCTGACACGCCGCCCGACACGGACGTCTACGACGACGGCATCTGGGGCGGCTCTATCAATATCAAAGACGACGGAGGCTGGGGTTAATGGCCCGCCGAATTATTCCACATGCGCCTGACGGCCTGCTTGCTGCCACGATCCTCGAAGTAGGGGAAATTGCCTTCGCCGAGACGAGCCGGGAGCTTCGCCTTGGGGACGGCGAGACTGTAGGGGGCTTCCCCGTCGGCAATCTCGGGTCCATCGGCGACGGTGTTGGGGGCTTCCTCTTCTCCAGCTTCCGCGGGGATAACGAGCTTCAGGGCTTGGACCTCTTCTACTCGGCCGATGGCTTCAACCTCTACCGTCTCAACGGCGGCTTCGTGGACAACCCCGGCGAAGTCCGCGACCCCTCCATGTTCCTCGCCGACGATGGGTACTGGTACTACTTCAGGACCGTCGGGTATCGTTCGGCCACGTTTGAGGTTCGCCGATCCGTCGAGAAGAACCTAGTCAGCGGCTTCAAGTCCGTAGCCTTTGTTGACTGTCGCACGGCAGAGCGTCCGGACATCGTGACGGCTTGGGCGCCCAGCGCCTTCCGACACCCACAGACAGGCGTGTGGTATGCTGAGGTCGCGCTCGCTGACAACAGTGACGAGACGCTCCACAACATGGCATACGTCGAGTTCACGTCGCCCGACTTCACGACCTGGAACCCCCCGGCCTCGTACGGAATGGGCGTCAACTACATCGACGGCGAGACGGTCTTCGAGGGCGGCTTGTTCCACATGTTCGTCAAGAACGAGGCCCCAGGGTCAAAGTACATCGAGCGGTGGACGTCGCCTGCCTACCCGAACCCCGGCGGCTGGACGCAAGTTAATGCCGGCGATTGGTTGGGCTTCTCCGTGACCGGCACGACGGTGGAGGGCGTCACCTTGGCGAAGCGCGGAGCCCAGTGGTTCCTCTATGCGGACGCCAACTCCCTCGGTATCCCCTTCGTGACGACGTCCGACAAGCTGGCAGGCCCGTGGACGATCCCGCAGCCCGTAAGCACCTTCGGCGCCGCCATGCGTCACTTCTTCGCTATCCCGCTCGATACGCCTGTGGCGCGTAGCAAAACCAGCGAAGCTGCCTCGGTACTGTCGCTTGGCAAAATTGCGGAGCTGGCCCCCTCCGCGCGTCCGGCCGTTCCGCTTGCCGCCGCGCTCGGTACGGGATGGACGGCGAACTTCCCCGCGTTCGGCGATGCCGCCCCCTCCGGTTACGCCTCCCTCTCGGGGGAGGTGAGCTGGACCGGGAGCGCGCCCACCGGAGAGGATGCGATCATCATCCGGCTCCCCGCCGGGCTGGCGAATGCCAATCCCAAGCGCTTCCTTGTGCCGGCCGCCAATGGCGCGGCGACCGCCAGTTTGTTCCTGTATAAGGGCTTCCTCATCTGGCAGGCCGGATCGACCGACCGCATCGACCTCGGCTCGATCACGTACATTATCGACGGCACGGTAACGGGCCTCAACCCTGGGTAAGGCCTCCGGCCCCCCGTCTCTCAAGTTCCCCGGCCACCGCGCCGGGCACCTTCGGCCCCTTAGCCGATCAGCCCCTCCAGGATACTCAATGACCCCCACCGACCTGGCGCCCGTGACTCTCATGTTCGAGATGCGCGAGCGCCTGGTACGTATCGAGACCAAGATGGACGGAGCGACCGAGAAGGTCGACTCCATGTCCGACAAGGTCGACAGCCACGATACGCGCCTCAACGCCCTCGAAGGCAACCACGCCCAGCTCCAAACTCAGCTCGCTATGCTGAAGTGGGCTGGCGGCGGCCTCCTCGGCTTCGTTGGTCTCTTCGGAGACAGGATCGTCGGCCTCCTCTTCAACTGACCGATCCCAAAGCACCCCCAGTCCCCTCGCGGCACATGGGGGTGTTTTTTCGTCCCCTTGCCAGCTAGGGATATTCCACATATACGGAACTTCGCGGGCCGGAGACGGTTTGCACACGCACCAACAGAGACAGGAGACCACAGTGGCGAGCAAGCTGAAGGAGTTCGATCGTTGCATCACGGCGCTTCAGGCGTCGACCGACCAGACGATACCGAGCCAGATGATGCGAGCCTTTATCGCTGTGTGTGAGCACGAGGGCAAATCCATGTCCGAGCTGGCCGACATCGTGGGAGCGAACGTCTCCACCATGTCCCGGCATCTCCTCGACCTGGGCCCACGCAATCGGAAGATGGAGCCGGGTTACGGGCTCGTCGAGGCCCGCACGGACCCCATGAACCTCCGAGTCAAAAACTTCTTCCTCACCCCTAAGGGCAAGCTGGCCCTCCGCAACATCGAACGCGACTAGGAGCGCAACACATATGGCAATCTATCCGGACAAGAAGGACGGCAAGCTAACCGGACGCTTCCGGGTCGAGCTTCAGCGCGGCACCGAGCGCTACCGTAAGCGCTGGGACAGCTACGCTGAGGCGCAAGTCGACGAGGCCCGCGTAATGGCTGCCTGGGATCGCGGAGAGGCTCCTACGGGCGTCCTGGCCCCCGTTGCGGCCACGTCGGTCCACACGGTCGCCTCGGTTACGAAGGTTGCCCGCGGCGAGCTGTGGCGGAACCAGTCGAGCGAGGAGAGCGCCTGGGCCCATATGCGCGAGATGGGCCGCATCTTCGGCGAGAACCGATCGCTTGAGGAGGTGGACACTGTCGTCATCGACGCCATCGCTCGGGAGCTCACCAGCCGGGGGAAGCAGGACACGACCGTGAACCGCTACCTCAGCCACTTTCGCACGTTCCTCGTCTACGCACGGGACCGCAAGTGGATGAGCCGCACGGCGTTCGACGAGATTAAGTGGGCGTGGCGGAAAGAGACGCCTGGGCGCATTCGCTGGATCACGCGGACCGAAGAGGCCGGGATGAAGGCCTTCCTCCTCAGCAAAGGGCAGGAGGCCATGTGGCACTTCATCAAGGTCGCTATCGAGACCGGGTGCCGCCGATCGGAGCTACTCACTGCCAAGCTCGACCAGATCAACGGCAACCGCCTGCACCTTTGGAAGACGAAGACCGACCAAGCGCGGACGATCCCTATGTCCGATGCGACCCGCACGATGCTGGTCGACCTGATCGAGGCGGGCACGATGCCGAGCAAGCGAGGCCTGAGGTCTTGGTGGGATCGCATGGCCCTCCAGATGGGCCTCGATAAGGATGACGACTTCGTGTTTCACACGTGCCGCCATACGTGCGCTACGCGGCTCCTAGATGCCGGCGTCGACATCCTCATCATCAAGGAATGGCTAGGCCACAGTCGCATCGAGACGACGCTACGCTACACACACGTGAAGCCGAAAAACCTGGAAGCGGCATTGCTTGCGGTGGGGGAACTTAGCTCCCGCGCTGCATAA